TTGGTAGATTTCGATAAATTACTGGGCAAAACTGAGATCGTCAAAGATGTTGACCCTCTCGCAATTTTCGCTAACTTAGATAAAGAAAGCGGCAAAGAATACCTGCGTCCTCCACAAGAGTCAGTGCTAAAGGCATGGCACGAAAAACTCCGGTCTCAAAAGGATACAATCATTAAATTGCATACTGGCCAAGGTAAAACCCTAATCGGATTGGCAATCCTTCAATCATACATTAACGAAGGGCTTGGACCAGCACTCTACATTTGCCCCAACAACTACCTTGTTAGTCAAACCGTTGAACAAGCCCGCTCTTTTGGGTTCAAAATTGTCCAGGTCTCACCCGACTTTAAGCTTCCAAGAGAATTCCTTAACTCAGAAGCAATTCTGGTAACAAACTGTAACAAACTATTTAATGGAAAATCAGTCTTTGGCGTATCTGGATCAGGAAAGGAACCGATCCAAATAGGCGCCGTTGTAATTGACGACGCTCACAAGTGTCTCCAAATTATCCGGGATGCATTTTCTTTTGTAATAAAACGGGATGATAAAGACGGCAAACCAAATCCATTGTATTCCGAGCTCTGGGCGATTTTTGAAGAATCCATTAGACGACAAAGAGAAGGTACCTGCTTAGACATTGCCCACGGAAAAGACTGTCTAATGGCAGTTCCCTTTTGGACATGGCACGACAAAAGAAAAGAAGCTCTAAAAATTCTGGAAAAGCACAAACAAGAAGATGAACTCCTTTACGTTTGGGACTTACTCAAAGATAAGCTAGACCAGACAACTTGTGTTTTCTCAGGAAATCGAATTGAAATTGCACCTCGGCTTCTCCCCTTAGAATTAATCCCCTCCTTTACTCAAGCCCAAAGACGTATTTTCCTTTCAGCTACACTTGCGGAAGACGCGTTCTTAGTTAGGGATTTGGGCATAAACCCAGAAAGCGTAACAAACCCTCTTTCAGTTGGCGACGTCCCTTACTGCGGTGAACGACTCATTCTTATGCCCACGCTAGTAGACACCTCCCTGAAAAGAGACAAGTTAGTTGAATGGGTGTCTACACTTGCTGCAAAGCACGGGGATTTTGGAGTAGTTGCAATAACGCCATCCTTTGCACAAGCAAAGAAATGGGAAGAACTAGGAGCAAAGAGCACCAACGTCCAAAATCTAAACAATAACATAAATGATTTGAAAAGTGACATCAAGAAAAAGACAGCTACCAAGACACTGGTACTAGTAAATGAGTATGATGGGGTTGACTTACCTGACAGCACTTGTCGAATACTGTGCTTAGACTCTTTACCCTCATACAGCTCGTTAATCGACAGGTACATGCAAGAAATTAGACCAGGCTCCCTACGTCTGCGCCAACAACTAGCCCAAAGAGTCGAACAAGGAATGGGACGCGCAATTCGAGGCAGTAGTGACTGGTGTATAGTCGTTCCCATCGGCAATAACTTGACTGACTTTCTATCTGAAAATTCCAAAAGGACATTCCTTTCTAAAGAAGCACAAATGCAAATTAAGATAGGTGAAGAACTCGCTGAAGCAATGAAGAGCGAAGGGACCAAAATAAGCGTTATAGAAACGCTGGTTAACCAATGTTTAAAGCGAGATGACAAGTGGAAAGAGTACTACAAACAGCGAATGGCAAAGCTGAAGCCTGAACAGATTAGCAAGGAACAGCTGAATCGTTCTCTACTGGAGCGAGAAGCGGAAATCCTCTATCAACAGGGTCACCACGATAAAGCGGTGGCTACTCTCCAGAAATTGGTTGCAGAATCGGATAAGTCTGATAGTGGCTGGTTCTTACAATTGATGGCAACTTATCTTTACCCTGTTAATTCAACCGCATCCATGGACAAACAGCTAAAGGCCCATTCTGAAAATCCTCAGCTTTTCCGTCCAGAAACAGGCGTCGCCTACTCAAAACTAGCTTCAACAAAGCTCAATAGGGCAACACGTATCATCGATTGGATTAACGGCTTTGAATCTCATAGCGCATTAGTGGTAAAAATCGCTAACATAATGGACAAACTTGCCTTCAATGCTGTCTCAGACGAATTTGAGGAAGGAATCGATGAAGTCGGTAAAGCCCTTGGGTTCCCAACGCAAAGGCCTGAAAAACAGACGGGAAGAGGACCTGATAACTTTTGGCAGGTTGACACAAACAAATACTGGATAATTGAATGCAAAAACATGGTTTCCGCTGAAAGAACAGGAATTTCAAAAACTGAAATAGGCCAACTCAGCAATGACTTAGGCTGGTTTGGCGAGTACTATGACGGATGCGACGGAGTACCGGTGATGGTACACCCAGCCGATATGCTAAAAAGTGATGCTTATCCGACTCAACCGTTTTGGGTTTTCAAGGCGGTCTCATTGGAGCAATTTAAGGGTAGCACCGTTAGGTTTTTCAATTCTTTATCAGGCAGCGTTCTTTCTGAGGAAGTAATAGTTCAAAAGCTGAAAGAATTCAACCTGGACACTGAGAGCCTAATGAAAAACTATTTGCAAAGAGTAGATAAACGAGAAGTAAAATGAGAAGGGACTCAGCTGAGATGAAAGAACAAAAACAGTGCTGGATATGTCACAGAACCGAACAAGAAGTAAAAACTCTCCTTGAAAAATTGAGCCCCGAAATCCCCAGACTAGCCACCGACAAGGATAATGCCGTTATGGTTGAAGCAAAGACGAGGTATTTCCGAGATGAACTAAAAGGCATCTACCGCTGTGTAATCTGCGAACTCCTGCTCATGGACATGGCAGAACACGCCATCACAGTACGCACCCGAGAAGACCTACTAACCGAAAAAGACCTAGAACGAATACACTTTGACATCTCTGCAACTATCGAACCCGAATAGAGAAAGAAGGGAGCTGCTAAGAAGCAGTCTTTTGAGTCTGGGGAGCCGCCGCTAGGCTCGCTTTCTGCTTTTTGACAATACTGTAGCCTTTCATGAATAGTACCGTGAAGACTGAGGGCGCTAATGCCGTTATGGTTGGTTCCCCTGCGAAGCCGATGCTGACCATGGCAGCCGCCTGAACAGCTAGAGTTGTGAGGAACTTTTTTGCGTCGAACGGTTCCCCGCTGGATGTCTTGCCCAACGTGGCATACATCAGTGTGATAACGATGCTGACGACATAGGGGAAAAATGGACCAAGCAAAGTCTGTAAATCCATGCGTTTCACCTCCTCAGATTACGAATTAGTGCCTTGTATTTTCGCTAACTCTTTTTCCAGCGCCTCAACTTTGGCAGTCAACTGTTTTATGGCGCCGAGAGCTAAACCCAAAACGTGTCCGCCGTGAACTAAGCCTTCTTTGGAGCGGACAGCTTCAGGTAAGCTTTTGTTATCGATTAAAGGCACGCCGAATCTGTCGACTTTCTCGCTCAATCTGATGCCCTTGATTACGGCTAAGTCATCCATGTAATCCATGTGTCCCAATGCATTGTACCAGACGCTGTCTCCGGCGACTACATGCCAATAGTTTGAGGTGTCGCCGCATGCCCCGGTGTTGCTGCCTCCAGCGGGGTACAGGTTTGCGTGGTTATGAGCTGCAGGCGCATATCTGCCGTTGGGGTTAACATACATGGGATAATTATCTGTGCCCTGAGCTTCCAAAACTAAGCCTGCACTGTCGCGGGGCATTGAGGACAGGTTTATTCTGCCCGTGTTGGCGACTACTTCCCAGCCTGCCACGTAGAGGTTGTTTTTGAGGTAGGCTGAGCCAAAGCGGAAAGTGCCGTTGCCTAAGTCGTCGCTGCCGTCTGTTATGGGGCGAATAAGATGGTTGGCTGAGTAGAGGATTAAGTCGCCAGCGTAGGTGACGACAAAGACGTTGGCGCCGTCAAAGCCAAACGCTGCTTTGAGCGTTCGTGACGTCAGCAGGTTTAGGCATGGAGAGGTCTTGTCGATTTCCACGTTACTGGCGAAGATGCTGCTGCCTGAGCCTCCGCCGCCTCCCGTCGAAATTGGGATGCCGTGTTTGCCGAGTTTGGTTCGGCTGAGCTTCTCAACGTTAACTGTGAACGTCCGCAAACCATAGAGGTAATCGGCTAGTTGCGGCGGTTCCTTCTCAAAGTTGATAGTTAACGTTAGCGTTTGGGTTGATGCGTCCACTTTGTATTCTACGCTGTCAACACGGAAGTAAGCGTTTAGGAATGGCACAAACAGTTTATCTGCAGCCAGAATCGGCGTGTTGCCGTAGTCGATAAGCATGCTTGTAACGGTTAGGTAAACGGCAGGCGACTTAAGATAGGCAAGCAGTGCCCTTGCCCTCAACATGCATTCGTTATCGCTCCACAATTCCTCATCGGTTTCGCTGTACTCCCGCAAACCATACGCAGCTTGACTTGCCGCATCTTCCAAAACAGCGGAGTACCTGCGACCGCCAAAGTAGAGTCCATGCAGCCAAAAGTCCCCGCTACCGACGCCCTGCGAAAAATACCAAGTAAAACGGACAGTTTTAACCTGTGTCCAATCAAAACCCGACTGTACATAGTCCCATTGGTTAGCGTACGCTGAGCCGACGCCGACTTCTACTCCGTGGAATTGGCCGTCTCCAGGGGAAACCGAGATTTTCTTGCTTGCCAACCGCAGACTCGTATCGAACAGAATCACAAGGCCAGTTCCCGAGTAGGTGTCTGCAAGTTTGGCTTGGAAGTCCAAGAGCGGGTAGAGTTCACAGTCTAATTCTTTGCCCGAGTTAAGCTCGAAGTAGCAGCCTCCCCAATAGTTTGAGGTAACCGAGTTTTTTATGCAGGCGCCGCCGTCAGGTGCACCCGACGCATCCACCGAGAGCGTGCCCGTGTCCCGCTGCCACACCCCGTCCGAAGGCGTAAGGCTGCGTGTCCAACTAACTTTATCGGTCGGAACGCTTTTGTCAGCTAACCCGTAAATGGTGATTTTGTTGCGGACACGGGTTATGTCGGTGCGGTTCTCAATCTGCTCAATACGGTCGGTTAAGTCAGTTGGGTTGGTTTTGCTGTACATGGGGAAAAACTCGAACTTGCCGTCAGGTGCCACACGGAAATCGTAGCCGATGACGCCTGCTTTGTCGGCAGATTGGGCGATGTATTTGAGGATGTCCCAGACAGGCGAATCCATATACTCCAAAAGCGTATATGTGGTATCAGTGTTTTCAACCAGCTCTAGGCTTCCGCGAATATGGCTTATGCCTGCAAAGTAGTCCAGCAAGTCCTTAACGATGGCTTCCCCTTTTTGGGCACTGTAGGTTTTGGTGACGACTCGACGGAAAAGCCTCTCACCCCAGCAACGCCCCGAAACTTTAACGTAACTCTCGGTAGGCGTAACCTGGTAGCTGACGCTCTCCGTTCGAGTCGTGATGATTTGGGGAACATTGGCGCCTCTGCCGATACAGATGTAGCCGTCTTGCCCCACACTGAGCGGGTAAGCTCCGCTTGGGCTGTACTTGCCGTCAAAATTCTGCAAGGTCATCTCCCAGCTGCTGACCTCTTTGGTTGCGCCCAGATGCACCGTGCAATCAACCACGTCAGCTTGGGGAACCCCGATGGTGCCGAGGGCAACAGTCATCTTTGGGATGCCAACACTTGGAGCAGCCATCCTACTCTACACCTCTGCGGTACAGGGATTGTTCCCCTGCACGAATGATGCTCTTTGTTTGGGTTGGCGTCTGAGCGGCGGCGGAGTTGTAGGCGTTGACGCTGTCGGTGGCCTTGTTCATCTGCGAAGCAAAGTAAGCCATGGCAGCCGCAGCGGCTATAATTACGCCGATGCCTACGCCTGTTAATGCCAGAAAGGTGGCTTGACTGATGTTTAGGGCGTTTTGGATGCCGGTTGCCACTGAAGTAATAGCTGATTTGACGCTTAATGCGCTGCCGGAAGCGGTTAGGGCGCCAGCGGTAGCGGTCTCGGTTGCTCCTTGGATCGCAACGGCGGCGGTTTGCCCTGTCGTCATTACCGTTAAGAAGTTGTACATTTTAGCGCAGCTAGAGACGACTTGAATCATAAGCAGAACTGTGCGGATGTACTTGCTGGACTGTGAGTCAATAACGCCGAAATCTTGGGCAAGCGTAGTTAGTTGACTTCCCATTAAGGCTGTTTCCCGTATGCCACCCGCCACTTTGGTAAGGCTAACGGTTGTTGACTCCGCATACGCCTGCATCTCGTTGAAGCTGGAACTTGCACCACGCACGTTAGTGCCCATCTGTGAGGCGGCTACCCCGACTTGGTTAAAACTCATGGCTGCACCCGTGGAGGTTGCCCTGATGTTTTCCCCCATGCTGGCTGCGTCGGCGCTGATTGCCTCAAAGGTCGGGGATGCCTCGTTAACCATGCGGACTGTTCCGCTTATTTCGCCTAAACTCACTGGGACGCCTCCTCAACAGCACGCTGAACCGCTATGCTGATGGCTGAGAGAAGCTGCGGTACACTCTCCTGCAGTGCCCGAGTCAAAAAGTAGCGCGGTTGATTGTGGGTGGCGCCGAATTCCACAAAAAGCGCGTATGGGGCATAAGCGCCGACTTTAACCGCCCATTGCGCTGCACCGATGGCGTAGATGCTCTGCATAAGTTGTCTTGTTCGAACGGGCGCCAACTGTCTGGCTCGGATTGCTACTGCGTTTGCGGTTTGCACGAGGACGTCTTGAACATAATCTTGTATAGTTTGGTCTATCTTTTCAATTGCGGCACAGAATTCTGCGGTTTCTACTTCGATTGAAAAGTTAACACTCATGCTGTTTACCTTGGGAAATGTAAAAACTTATTTACTTGTTGGAAATTATGGAATAAGCTATGACAGAGCAAGAGCAAATCGAGGACGTCATAAAAGTCTCATCTAAAGGCCAAATCGTTATTCCAAGAGAAATCCGCAAAAGGCTCGGCGTAAAGGGCGGCGAGAAACTGTTAGTGCTTACCCGGGACGGAGACATATTGCTTAGGAAAGTTAAAGGGCTATCCCTTGAAGAGGCAGGAGAGCGGATTGACAGAATACTCAAGGAAGAAGACATTGACGTGGATAAGCTTGTGGCCGAGGCAGTCGAGTGGGCAAGAAAGTCAAAGTAGTCTTCGACACGAACATTTGGATTTCAATCTTTATGGAAAAGAAGCTTAGAGACCAGTTTTTGAGGACTAAACAGAACTTTACCGTTTATGTCAGTGACGATATAACACTGGAAATATCAAAGGTCTTACAGTACCCTAAAGTTTCAACGGTTATAAGAAAAACAGGCCTGAATGAAAAAGACCTTTTGCGAATCCTCAAAGTAAACTCCATAAAGGTTAAGCCTGAAGTAAAGCTACATGCCGTGAACCAAGACGTCAAAGATAACAAGATACTGGAGTGCGCTTTAGCGGCCAACGCAGATGTCATTGTGACTGGCGACAAGCACCTCCTTAGTATGGGCAAGTTTAAGAGAACCAAAATATTAACACCTCGAGAGTTTTTTGACAGCTTTACTTGAAGCTTCCTTGCCGCTTCGCCTTCTCCAATTCCTCTTTCGCTTGCCGGTCTATCTCATCGAGGATAATGAGGAATTCATGCATTTTCTTGGCTGGCTGCTGAGCGAGTTGAATAGGTGATAAACCGAACTCTTTACAGAGCCGAAAATCTGTTATGACAGGATGAGGCTTGCCGCGTCTCATCGCCCTTAAGATTTTTTTGTTTCCTCAAGCGAGACAACATTAAGCCCGTTCGTAACTTTGCTTAGTAGCTCTCCGAGGGCAATTGGGACGCCGTCTCCGTTTTCACTCAGCAGCCTTTCAAGAGTTATCGGCTTGTTGGCTGGTTGCTCTTTAAGGCTTGCCCAGATTGTTTCCGCTTGGATAGCGATAAAGTCGCTGCTTACCACTTGCCCAGTCAACGGGTGATACGTGGTGTGTTTTTGGATGATGCGGCTGCGTTTAGCCCAGCTGATTTCGGTAAAGATGTATGTACCTTGGTATTCGGCGCCGTATTCCTCACCTATAGTTAGGGTTTGTTGATGCACTCTTTTCACCTCGCCTTTTAGCTTATGATTACGTCTCTAGCGGTAAAGGAGGCTTTGAGCGAAACAAGGTCCTCGATTTTCGCGGGAACATTGGCTTTGTCCCATTTACAGTACTTGAACAAGGCTGTTGCGCCTCCGCCTAAACCGAACTGCAAACTAAACTCGCTGTCGTTGACGATGTCGTCGTATTCTTGTTTGCTTTCAAACTCAAAGGTCAATTCGCCCAGAAGCCCGCGGTGCCTCTCTTGCAGGTACTTTAGCAGATAACCCGTTGCTCCAACAACAGGCACCCGTTTTAGGTTATTTTCAAGGGTGAATTTCCAGTCAGTTACACGGTCCACAGCTGCAAGCCCCGAGCCGTCGCCGTTGCCTTTGTTAACAAAACTTTCATAGAAGGGCACTGCACCGACATAATCCGCGTAGGTTGCCCCCGCAATTTTGGCGTTACCGGGAACTACGTCTTGACCGATTAAATCCACTGAAGCTTTGACGACATCTTCAATTGAGCAGCTAACCGTCGCCTTATCCACCCTGCAGCCTTTATGCAGTAAATCGATGACTGCGCCGCTGGCATGCTGATAGATAACTTCAACGCTAACAGAATTCAGGTTAGTAATGTACTGTAGGAAGCTGAGGGTTCCTGTGTCAGGCACAGCATAAGAAACTTTCAGCCCTACTTGCCGCAAACCTTTGCGAATGGTAGCCCAGTCTCTTGAGCCTACGCCTCGAACTTTAACTAAGCCTGGGTCTATGGCTGGCTCAACACTGTCAGCTGTACCTATCCCCAACATAGCGGGATTGGGCGGTGTCACCCCGTAGCTTGATTCTTGCACATAGTAGATTTTGGTTTCATGCGCTCCATACGACATTCCATTTTTCACCTCTATGTCACTTAAGTGACTGTGACATACTCGAAAACCCAAGTTTTCAGGGTAAACTCGGTTCGCCAAACAAAAGGCTTCACATCCACCCGATCGACGTCACGGAAAGAAACCACATCCACATACGCTATGCCTGAAACCTTTGTCCTGTTCTCTCGGATGACGCGGTTGATTTCCAAACGCATTTTTCGGCGAATACTCTGCCCCGATTCCGTGCCGCTTTTCTCAGTTACCCAAACATTAACTTTGGGTGCGCCAACTATCAGTCGTTGAGCAGCCGAAAGCCCCAATTTGCGATCCACAACACTGCCTAACCCGACTGTGACTTGGGCGTCATAAGTTTTGAGGAGCTCGCGGTCAAGCCACTCTCTGCTCACCGAGACCTTGCCCAAGGACTCGTCATCCTTCACCAGCCGAATGTTAGCTTGCAAGAAGGAGACCAATGTCTCGACAATATCCACGCTGCTCATGTGACAAGAAGCCTCCTGCAGACACTCTTGAAATACTCTGGGTCACCATTGACGGCGAAGGACTGAACAGTCTGCACTTCATAGTCAACGTTTGCCCGTCTAACTTTATCATGCACACGCAGAGGCACAAAACTGTAAACTGTGATGTAGTCCTGCATAGCGTAGCCGACTTCAAACACAAGCTCCCCCGCGGTGCCCAAGGAGACTAAGGCTTTAAGCGGTAAACTATCCGCATAGGAGATTTTGTCCCCGACGTCAAGCAGAGGAAAAAGCGTCAAGTTCTCCCCGCTGAATGCTAAGATTCGATTCAGGTCTGTTGCTGGGTCAACGTAGTTTAAGAATAACTGAGACAGCCAACTGACATTTGCCATAGCTTTAGCCGGGGTGATCGGGCTGTAATCAGTGAAAGTTGGTCCCCAATTCATGAATTCTCTTTGGTATTTCTGGAGGATTTGCATGCTGAAGGCAAGGCTAGGTTTGTCATGGGCTGCTCTGATTCGCCAGAGAATTCCGCTTGTGATGCCGTCGTAGTAGGTGCATGCGGGGCAACGGTCTTTGACGTCTATGTATCCCGGCCAGCCGATTGCAGGATTATACGCTGGGTACTCAGAGGCTTTTATGCCTTGAATGCTACTGTAGACGGCTTTGCAGCTGTCGCTCCAACCCTCGTAAGTGAAAAGCCCCAGCAAGGCAAAGCTGAATGAGTCATCGAAAATCATGTTCTCATTTAAGCCAACACGGTGCCATTGGCTGTCTGCTGGTTCAAAGTAAAGCCAAAGACCCTCAAAACCACCTCTTAAGAAGGCAACCGCTTTGTCTGCGATGCCCCGATAAAGCGAGGCGTTTTCGGCGTCGAGGGCTATTAGCATTTTGAGTCCGATTAAGCAGTAGAGGCATTCCACGTCCAACTCTAACAGCCATGCATCATCAATGGTTACGGCGCGGGCGAACCCGCCGTAGCTCTGCTGGTCCTGCATTGTTTTAAGGAAAGTTCCGCCCGCGAGTTTAGCCGCATCCAAATATGCAGTCTCGCCTGTGACTTGGTAGGCTTCTAGGAGCGCGGGGATGCATCTGCCAGCGTCAATGCTATAGTAGTATGTGCTGGTTTCTCCGCTTTTGAATCCGCCATACGCTTTTCTGGCTGGGTCGAGGCACTGCTGGGTTAGAGTCCAATCGGCCAATTCCACGATTTTGCCACGGATTTCGGTTTGTCTGCTGGCGTATTGGCTTGAGGTGTAGGCTTGGGAGAGGAAGTTTATGGCGAAAGCAGCAGACAAAACGCCTCGCCCATACATGGGATCGGGAACATCAGGCGGAATAACGTAAAGGTACGGGGCGAATTGCATAATGAAATCATAGTAGGCTTGCGGTACAGTTCCCAAGTTAGCGACATCCTTTCAGCAATTGTTTTTTCAGTTTAGTGTGGGATTGAGACTTAGGCCTTCTACCCGAACAGTACAATAGCCAGCCAACTAAAAACAACGGCGCGGCTACTGGAAGTAACAGAAGCCTAAGTTTACGGTTTTTCAAGAGGTTGCACCTTGTCAAGTTGATTGTTCCAAAGTTCCAGACGTTCCAAAGCTACAGAGTGCCCCAACAAAATTTTCTGCTTTTCAGGTTGTGTAAATCAAGCCTTTTTTCGGAAAAGGGGCGTTATTCTTAGGGCCTTAACTCAACTATTTTGCTCTCTGACGCGGTGAAAGTCTGGAACAGTTGGAACTCTGGAACAAATGATTCTAAGGTTCAAGTGATGGCCCTCTGTAATGAGGCACAAACCTTGTGGAATCAAAGCCCTTAGCTGGCGACGTAAAGTTCATCAGAGCTCTAAGCAGGTCAGCTCGGAGGGCTTGAACCGCTGTCTCAAACGCTAACCTACCTGGCGAAGATTTAGTGATGAATAGGTCGCCTAAGCGGTAATCGAAAGCTCCCATGAGTAAGCCGCCACTGGCAGCCACTAAGACTCGAAGGCAAGCAAGATTGATGGCAATCATTTTTGCCCAGTTAAAGCGTTCATCAGCCTCAGTGAGGCTCTGACCGACTATCGAGTTAACGTAGAGGTTGGTGTAGTCTACATGTGCTTTGAGGGATGTTTGGGTGACGGCTAAACCAAAAACGGTATAGTTACCACTCGCATCAGCACCTGAAGCATTTAGGTGCCCTTGAACGTCTACTATGGTAACGTAAACTGTCGCCATTATTTAGCACCTTAATTTAAAGAACGCTTATATTTCGTCGAAAATAGAAGGGATTCTATGTCAGCAAGTAGGTTATTTCGTTTTGTGTCTATGCTTACATTGGCAGTTTTCGCTATACTGATAGTTCTATTCTTTTTCAAACCCGGAGATTCAGACATCTGGTGGTACGGCGTCCTTTTCCAAGTTGAGCATTACAGTAACTCGAATGTTTGGTTGTATGGCGCACTAACAGGATTTTTCGGATGGCTATTCTTAGCACTACTCATTGCAACAGTAGTTCTATTTTTCAAACGCGCCAAACATAAAAAGTATCAAAAAATGGGGAACTAAAACAGGATTCGATTGGTAGTTTAGCTTGTTGCTAGACCTGTGATGGTACAGATTTATCTTATCTTAACCTCTTGGCAGGCGATAGCCTTTGCTCGTGGAAACAGCAGTATTATGCTGTCATAAACTGTGACATTGGCATATTTTTGGGTTAAACGGTTACGGTTCGTTCCACGTTCAATCTCTATTGCTGTTACTTTGCCATCTTTAATGGCTATTATGTCTGGTGGGCAAAGAGTATCATCTTTTTCGGCTAACTTAAGAGGTTGCCAAGTTGGTAATAGCACAAATACATTCGCCGTTCAAGACAATTGGGGCATACCTAGTGCTTAGCAGGACGTCTACGGAGTCGAATTCTTTTTTGAGTTCGGTGTCGCTTGCCAACGGGCGCTTAATTACGAAGTAGCCCATGGGGGCATAGCTGGCGCTCAAGTTCTTGCCAGTTGAAACCATGTAGGCTGTGCCTGCTGGAACCACATTACTTTCGTAGATGTCATAACCGTAGACTTTGCCCATCGCTCCGTTCTGAATCACTGGGTCGCCGTATTGGCTGTAGAGGGTGAAGGTTGGCAGGTACTTGAGGTCCCGAGTGTTAATCGGGTTCATCAGGAGGCCGTCGGGGATGAAGTTGGCGCTTTTGATTTTGGCTTCTGCTGCCAAGACATCTTTGCTGCCGACTGTGTTTGCTATGGTTATTTCGGTGCCTGTGGCGCCCATGGTTTTGCCCGTGGCTTCTATGCTGAAGCCTGCGCTGTTGGCTATGACGGTTAAGCAGTCGCTGTCGATTGTGTAGGCCATGCGTCTGGCTAATCTACGGAGTTGGTCTTCGATTACTGGAATATAGAGGTCTTCGATGTTTTCGCGTGTTATGCGTTCTCTTAGTGCCTTCTTGTAGGGCGTTACCGTCGCGTAGTCGTAGGGTGTGAAGTCAAGGGGCATTTCCGCGCCTTCCGCAACCTCACCGATGGCGGCTGAGCGGCTGCCTTTTTGCTTTACAAAGCTGGCAGTCTTGCCCTGAACCAGTGGAAACTCTGGAAACAGGTTCTTGACTACGAGGGCGGGCATTGTGAGCTCCAAGATTTTGGCGTGAAGCTGCGGATACGCTATGGCTCCAGTGTCTACCCATGTGAATGCGTCTCTAATCATAGACATGACAGTTCACCTATGGTAGGCAACTAAGCAAAGCGTAGATGACAGTGTCAGTGCCTGAAGTTAATGCTCTGCCTATCCACTGTTCAGTCTTGTCAAGTTCAGTCTGTACGGTAGCTTGAACGTAAGATGCGGGGGCAGTCATGGCGGCGACTCCGGCTACTGCGCCGTTTGCCCAACTTGTGATTCGTTGGCCTGCTGAAACAGCGCCGGAAACAGTGACTCGGACTAAGCCTCTGCAGATGACAGTTATTTTTTTGCCAGCAGTTCCGCTTGTCAAAGCTACGCCGATAACATCTTTTCGGACGCCGTCAGTTGGCTTAACTTTGGGGGCGTATCCTGCGGCGCTGATGTAGACAACGTTTCCTGCAGTGACGGTTGCGCCAGAATCGACTTCAGCGGTGATGAGATAGCGGTCGCTAATGAGTGCAGTTGTTCCTTCTAAACTCATGTTGATCACCTATTGCATGCCTTTGAGTTTGCTGTTGGCTTTGAGCAGGTCTTGGAACCAGCCAAAATTAGCGCCTTGAACTGGCTCCTGCGTTGCGATTATGCCGTTGCCTTTCGGAGCCTGCTTAGATGCAGCTGGCTTGTTACATGCATCCTCTGCGTCTTCTGTGGATTCGCTGAGTTTACGGGACAACTCGTTTAGCTTCTGAGTTAACGCCTTCTTAGTTGCACGTTTGCCGACTTCGGCGTCTATCTCAGCGATTTTGCTTTTTATGCCTTCGATTTCAGCGTCAGAAGCCGTCTCGATTTGCTTGTTGAGGCTCTGCATCTGGTCTATTAGCTCCTGATAGGTCAAGTCGCCTGCTTTCTTTCCAGCAGTTAAGCTCGATGGCTGTGTTTGCGCTTGAACAGACGAAGCATTTGCCTCAAGGTTTGGTTGAGACATTTGCTTCACCTTGTCGTCTTTGCTTTCGGGTTTGTTTTCAGGTTCTTGCAGGTCGCCCTTAGAACCCACATCTTTGTTACCTCTCGATAACTGTGAAAAAGCCATAGCCGCAGCAAACCCCACAGGGTGAAAAGCCGTGTTCTTGTAGGCTGGACTCGCAACTATGCTTAGCTCGCGGACGTGGGGTTTATGCACGATTTCCCAAGCCCCAGCGCATAGATGTGTTAAGATGCCTTCTATGCGGGTTTGTTTTCCGCAGACGCTGCACTGGGTGTCGTCGCTGTCAACTTGGACACTAACATGGTTAACGTAGCCTCGCAGGATTTTGGGAATGATTGAGGGGTCTCCGACTTCGGCTTGGAAGAAAACTTGGTTGCCACTACGGATGGCCTCGGGAACTTTGCCGACGATGCTGAGAACTGACTCGGCGTGGTCAATCCGTAGCTGAGCACCTTTAAGCGAGGCAGTAAAGAAATCCAGATCCTCCGCTGGCACTTGCCACTTGTTAGCATTAACCGAAGTATCAATAGCCGTGCCCTCGATGGGCAGAATACCCTCTTTCAGCGCTAGGTCGGCGTTTACGCCTTCGGCTGCCTTAAACGGCACATAATACTTCAGTTGAAAAGTCATCTTGCTACCTCAATTCTGTTTTAACTCACTTGCCTTCATCCAAGCGTTCAAGAGACGTCTACGTTTCTCGTTAAACGCGCTGTAGTCGAGTAAGCTGGAGATTTCGCTCTTGAAGTGCCTATCCAAGAAGGCTTTAGCTTGAGCTCGACTCTTGAAGACCGCTTTGTCGAAGAGGAAGGCTTGAATTTCCCAGCGGCTTGAACCCCGGAAGCGGCAAAACATCACCTGCACGCCTGCAACTAAGGGTTTGAGTTTGCTTCTTTCAAGTTCTCTGCTGCTCTCTAGTACTGTGAATCTTATGCTGTCTTGTGTTTCAGAAAATCCAATCATGATTTCTCCTCTGTTAAGGACGATGAAGCGGTACCATGGGTATCCTTCAAATCTGCGGGTAAAGCCTCAGCGAACCCGAGCTGGGCTCTGGCTTCACTTCGGGCGATAATGTTTTTGCCTGCCAAGTCAGTGAGCAGTTTAGCTTTTTCCGCCAAGCTTGGCTCCCATATGGGGCGCCACTTTATGTGTGGGATTTCTTTGCCCTTCCCAAATTTGGCGTCAACTAATTCTTTGAAGAGACGGGTTTCGGTTGTATCCCCAAAATTCTCCTGCAGCATCCGCAAGCGTGAAACGTATTCTTGCATCACTATGTCGGCTGTAGCGCGGTTGGTGCCTTCGCTTTCGCCTAAAAAGATTTTTGGGACGCCCAATACGGCTTGGCGCTGGTCATGCAGGTACTTGATCCACCAGTCAACATTGATTTGGCGAGTCATGCTCTGCATGCTGCTAACGTCGATGTCGCCTCTGACAACCACGTCCGTTGCAGGTCCACGCTTGGCGAAGGTTTCTTGAAGGGCTTCCCGCTGCGGGTCAGTGAAGGGGCGCTCAGGCGTGCCTGCTTTGATTACGAGCATGGGCTTTGTGTAGACGGCCATGATGGTTGCCATGTCCCGCTGGAAACTGTCGATGTAAGCTTGAATCAGAAGCAGGGGACGCAGCAGGCTTGTGCCGTAGCTGTATTCATACCACCAACTCTTAGCACCATACTTGTAGTGCACAATGTCTTGGGCTGGAAAAGCCACAGGCGGAAAAGTCAGCAACTGAATGTATCCGAAGATGTTGCCGTATTGGTCGCGTCTTACGCGGATGTGGACGGGGTCGAGGCTTTTGAGCCACCACTCCTCAGGCGGCGTTATGATGATGCCATTTTGGTCTTTGTCTCGGCAAATCTCAAACTCTCCGTTCCCAAACACCAATTCATCAGTCAGCGTGATTCTTGCAGTCTGCAGGAAATCATGCTCATCCAACCAGTCAGTGAGCCATTGCCGAATCTCAGGTGTACTGCCCTCTAATTCGAAGCCGTTACTTAGGGTTAGATTTACGGTTACGTCTATGCTGGCTTTGATGTAGGGAGTGAAATTGTAGAGATCCTTGTATTTGGGTAGATCCTCGACGGGGGTTGCGCCCCAGATGCGATCCCAAAACGCCGTGTAAGGCGGCGAGATGAAGCCTGCTCCGCTGGCGCCGATTTTGAACTGGTTCATGTAGCCCCAGAGGACGTCGTCGTCTTTCCAGTTGTAAGGAACCTCATGCTGCATCTGCTTTAGACTGACGTCTGCGGGGACTTCACGGTTAGCCAGCAAAGGGCCACTGCTAACAAGGCTTCTATGAGGCATAAACAAGACTTCCGAATGTGTTAAAAGTAAATCAACTGTAGAATACTGAAGAGCTAAGGAGTGTTAACGAATGCATAGACCTTCAACTGTAGGAAAAACATTCGATTTCAAGGAAAATGGAAATGGAATAGTCACAGATGAAGCAAAGGTGGACTATGAGAGCTGGTCGCCTGTTATTCAAGTACTAAAATTCACAGATACCGAGCATAATGGGGATATTCAGCTCAGGTTCGGATACCTTAACGACGACGGCACACTAATCGCACGGCCACTCTATTTAGACGAAGACCAACTAGAGGATTTAGGAAAAGCGGCTGCAAGAAATCCTGAAATTAAATCGATGCTAAAGCGCTTCGTAGAGAGTCTAGTGTAGGCAAATTGAAACTACACCTTTTTCTCGAATGTAACTTTCAACTCGCCCCAAACCACATTCTTGGTTATGTCGACGCCATCCAAGTAGACATGCAAATCAGCAGCTTTGCAATTCAATCCTAAACCAAGTGCTTTTACTTGAGGTGTAGTCTGGTCTGTTGCTACCAAAACTGTTTCTTCTGTCATATGATCACTTTTTTGGCAAGTTTTTTATTCTAACTCAAACAACTTGTCGATAATTCGGTGAGAATATGGTTAGCTACTTTGCATACGGCTCAAATTTAAATCAGGAAGACTTGGACAAGTGGTGTAAGAAGCGAAATAGACCGTTAATCGACCTAAAGTTAAAATCACCTAGACCTTGCGTCCTCAGGGATTACACATTAGATTTTAATTATTACTCTCGAAGTAGGGGAGGCGGTGCAGCTAACATAGAGCCATCACAAGGCGAGTATGTCGAAGGGGTTTTATTCGAAATGACCAAAGCCGACATGCAAACTATTGATATAAAGGAAGGCGCCCCTAACTCCTACCGCAAAATACCTGTTTCGGTTATTCTAAAAGACAACGAGAAAGTGGATGGCGTAGCTACATACACCGTTTGTGATAAATGCAAAACACATTTCACGGCACCTACCGATGAGTATCTTAAGATTATGCTAGATGGTGCAAGAGCTTTTGGTTTATCGTCTGCATGGATTGCAAAAGTCAATAGTATAGCTAGACCAACAACTTAGTGAGGTACAAAACCCACACCCACTCCTGGAGGAGGAGACCGTTTCAGCTGCCAAGCTGCCAGCGCCAATGCCACAACGCAGTCGTCATGGTAACCTTCTGGTGCTCCGTACTGCACATTGCCGCTGGCAGTGGTCTTGTAGCCATAGAGTTTTAGTTCGTTGATTAATTCGGGGATGTTGGGGATGGTTAGCTGCTGGTTCTCAATCATTATGCTGAGGTTTTCGATGAGGTCTTTTTTGGTTGCGTTGGTGAACTTGTAGCCTTCAACTCGAACGTTTTCTCGGTAGAGCTCGTCACAGACGGGGTCGCCGACTCCGCTGCTGTCAATCAGCAGCCGCACGTCATAGCGTTGGGCAAGTTGAACTATGCGTTTGCGCTGGAACACCCAGTCGAGTTCGCTGAAGCGGTCGAAAGCCACCAGACGCCCGTCAGCATCTAAGACGACAAGGACGGTGAAGTCTTCGAGCTTGGCAAGGTCAGCGCCCATTACATATTGCTTGAAACGATTAGGCGGCTCAAAGCTGCCTTTCACTATGCGGTCTACGCCTCGAAAAACTGAGCCGACGTCTTCGAGGAACTCTGCAAGGACCTCTTGACGGTAAGCCAACTCGGGCATGTCACGGGCGAAAGCTGCAATCTCGGCAGGATCCAAATACGGGTTGCTACTGCTTGGAAAGCTCCAGCTTTTATAGTCGGTCTGTGAGGGGTCTTGTCCGCGTGTCCAAAGTTGGAAGTACCAGTTATGTCCCCGCGGCGTGCCAGTGAAAAACGCGATGCCTTTCTCATCCATCAATGCAGGCCTAAGCGCCAAAGTCCACGCTTCCTCGGCAATCTGTGCGCCCTCATCAACCCATAAGACCTTGATGCCTTGGCTTCGAAGCGAGTCTGGGTTATCGGCGCTTTTGAACCAGATGTTGCGGTTGCCCCTGAGCAGAACATGGCGGTCAGCGCGGTGGATTTCCTCGATGAGTTCAGCAGGGCAATAGTTGAAGAATTCACTCCATTGCCGCTGCGTATGCCAATAAGTCGGAGCAACAGCAAAACCGACTATGCCTGACTTTTCTTTGCCTTCGCCTTGCAGCCACATCTGCCTTAAGAATTCGTTGGCGCCACAGACGGTTTTACCCCAGCGCCTTCCACAGTTAAGCACTCGGAAACGGGCGGGGCAGAAATGGAACTGAAGCTGTCCCGCGTGAGGCTTGTATCGGATGAGTATTGTTTTTTGCATACTTCAGGGTCTTCCCATCGGATACGGATTTCTTCAGTTGCCGCCTGCTCGGTTGGTTTAGCACCGCTGAGCTGGGCGAGTTCCATGTTAATTTGGCGCATAAGATTCAAGGCAGCAATACGTGCGCGGTCGCTTTTAGCTTGGCTATACATGAAGCTGGCTTTACGGTAGAGCTGCTCATGGCGATTCTGTATCTTAAACAAAGAAGCCGTGATTTCCTGTACAAGCGGCTGCCAAACAGACCGAGTGGCAAAATCATTATAGACTGTGCTGTCTGAACAGCGGAACTTTTGGGTTAAATCTTGGACGATTTCACGCTTGTTTAAGCCGTTTCCTTCATCCTTTAGCAATTCTAAACGTCTTTCAAGCGTATTAGCGTTCAAAAATAACACCCTTTTCCAAGTTTTCTGGAAAATTACCTTTTAGGCACATACTTAAGCGAAACAGTCAAGCGTCCTCTGCTGTTGGATTTGACTAGCCCCTGGTTTATTCTTGTGTTCCCTTTTCCGTGGCTACCATGCCCAACACGCTTGATAACCCAGTTGCCCAGGTCTCCTCGCACTAGCTGAGGATTACTCGTTACCAAGTAAAACGGCAGCTTCGTTTTAGAAGTGTAAAGCTCGGCGATGAAATTCATCAGGCGCTTGCCGATGCCTATGCCCTGATAATCAGGCAACACCACAAGACGGCTAACACGATAATAATGCGACCTCATACGTACATGCGCAACTGCGATGAACGCAACAGGTTTCAGTTGGTACATGGCGACGTAGCATCGGACGCCTGCGCCGAGTTTTCCGTTTAGATAGTGATATTGCCTAAAGGTTTGCCACAGGGAAGTGCCGCACCGATAAACTTGGAGTTCAACGGGCGGCCGACTTCTTTTTTTCGGCTAAACTCCATCGTGTCAGTGCAGAAAACCCAGTCTGGGTCAAGCCAGTCGATAACGTCATAGTGGCAGGTTACTGCGATGAACTTCTTGGTTGTTCGCCGGATGGCTTTACTTATGGCGTAGGCGCTGACTTTTGCGATTTCTCGGTCCACTACGCTTGTAAACTCGTCAAAGACTATAAGCGGCTGGTCTAAGCTCAGAGCCCTTGCAATGTCCACGCGCATCTTTTCACCTTGGCTTAGCGCCTCGTAGCTTTTTAGCCAATCTGGAGGAGAAGCAAAGCCTACACTGCAAAGGTTCTTAGTTATCTCGTTAACATGGAGAACCTCGGGAAAATCATCCAGTATAGACTCATGTGTGTAGGTGAAGGCTTTGATGTAGCTGTCGGGGAAGAGCGTTTTGGCGATGCTTGTTTTGCCTGTGCCGCTGCGACCGACTATAACGCCGATTTGCCAAGGTTCATTTTCGATTGGGAGTTGCCCTGTGAACCGTTTTTCCATTTTGCAGTCAACGAGTGTGAAGCTGCCGATTACTGATTGAGCACGAAAGCTTGTTGGTTTAGTCCAAGTTTTTACAAAGTCAAAACTCGGCATTTGTAGCCCTCGCCTGTTAGTTTGTTGAAGACGGCTTCTTGGTGTTGCTCGTCTTCGCATTCAACCACAACCTCAAAAGACTCGTCAAAGGCAACGCCTTCTTCAGCCTCATTCAAGAAGTCGCTGAGTTTGTCATCGGAGAGCATGAGCAGGTACTTGAGGTCTTCTTCTTTGCCCGCTTGGATTATGCGCTCATATTCCAGTTGGTCAAGCTCTTTCTCATGTTTGCCTTTGAGCTTGTTTAGAACCTGCCTCAGCAGCCGACGGTCTACGTCTTCTACGGGCAGGCGAATAACTGAGACTTCAGTCATTCCCAGCGCTTGTGCTGCCATGTACCGCTGTTCGCCATCAGCGATTAAGAGATCTTTGTTTGTGATTATGGGTACAATAAAACCCCACTTCTTGATTGAAGCCTTGAGCCTTTCAAGCTGCTCTTTACTCATCTTGTTGGGGTTTTCACCGTCAGTTTTGAGCTCGCTGAGCTTAACGGTTTCAGCGGCTGGAATAATAATAGACAT